GGATTTTCCTTCTAAAGGAAAATCCATGCCACAAGACATTTTTCGTGTTCAAGTTGATTCACAACGTAAGTTAAAAATAATCAACCTCACGGGTGAGAAGCCCGCCTTGACCTCATGTAGACCAAGTTATTAATGTGCTGATGCAGCTGTTAACTGTTCTACGTGAACGGGACAGATACTGCAACGAGCCTGAAGCAGGCACATTTTATTTCTTGTTCTAAGCAAGGTCAAGACCCCATCATTTCGGGTTAAGCAATGTTATTTAGGGTTATTGTTAATTACAAATTCCCCCTCTTCATCGAAGGTATCGATGCTACTTTGCAATTTTGTTAGTTACAAATTCGCACACAAACCTTGTTTATGGTTTGCTTTTATTGTTCGCCACATTTATTTGTGGTGCACCTTTTTGAGCATTATGGCGGTGATTATCCGCCACTGGCCGAATAGGCCCTCCCTACGGGGACTCATGTGATGTAGTATGATTACATCGACCAACGCTCTCAGGAGCTAGTAATCTAATGTTTTTGACACATCTTCTACACAATACTGATGCTAATCACCACGCGTGCGTGCAATTTGACGGTTGTTAACTGTCATCTTAAGTAAAGTGCTATATATACATATTCTACGTGGACACAAGTCCACGCTATATATTACATCTCGTAACCGAACGAGTATAAACATAAGTCGGATAAACAGGTCCAAAAGATGACCCTCTGGCCCCATCAGACGCCATTAAAATATGACTGAGACAATATTTCGATTTAGAAACTGTAGAATGGGATCCCCCGGTTCTGATATCCTACCGTAGTACAAAGACCGCTCCGCTCCGCTTAAGGACGAAGTCTAGTATGAAACAGTAAATGATGCACAACATCTTGTGCAGATTTGATTGGAAAGAATTGGACCTACAGCGACGACGTCGCAATTTACTAATCCACAGTAAAAATCTGAGGATGAGTTCCCGTACTCTGAACGGGATATCCAAGAAGGGAGAAATAACTTTCATCACACGATCCAGCTACAACCTAACATGAACCGATTTACCAACACTGCGAGCTACTATGCCCCTCTGAAAGGGAAGGTCGTGAAAGGAAGCACGACGCGCGAAATTAAAATCACGGAGATTGCAACCGTTGATCACCTACGCTCTATGGAGCTGATGGTGTTAGCTGCAACGCAGCCACACAAAAGAACCACTAGCCAACGTGCTAGTCGGAAACACCAGTCTACGGACTTGGTGTTCGCACAAGCAACCATTGGGGTGCAAGGCCCCAACATGGGCGCGCAAGCGCCCTCGTGCTCGTCATATGACGAGCACAATTTCGAAGTCCAAGCATTCAGCGAGGCAATCGTCCCCTCTGAGGACCCCCACGGGTTCGAAGAGTTTCGCAAGCAAGTGAACAAGCAGGACTTCCTGCGTCGTTTGTTCAACATCATGTACCCGCCGTACGTACCTAAGTCACTGACCGGCAAATACGTGCAGCTCGATCCCAAGAGCGACGAATTAGTCAATGCACTGGAGGCACTTGTCCTCTTTTTTTGGCAGTTTGCTCGTGCACGGAGCTTGAGCGATCGCCTAGCGGCAGTGGCTGCTTTTGCGAAGATGATGAACGAGAAACTTGACACACAAGTCATCAGCGTGGCTGTACTTATGTCCGCGCTCGACTACTTTGTGCCAGCGCCCCCAACTGAGAAATGGGAGACACAAGGCTGGGAAGAGACTTTCGACACTCTGCAAGGCTTCTTGGACAAATACGACCTCATCAAGACGGCGCCCGTCTTCACTAAGTTGTACAAATTCGGTTGCTTCGCGCTCGCGCTATCCATCTTCAAGCCTCTAGGCATCGACATGGACTTTATGCGCTTTGATAAGGTAGCTCAGGAGGCACTGCGCAAGCAGTACCATATGGGCCCTGACTTCATCCACAGCATGCTGGACACCGCACTATTTCTCGCGCGTCGAGGACACCAGTGCTACGTTACAGGGTCTGTAATGCCTATCTTCCACTCTGAGGAACGGTACCAGCAATGGTATGATAAGGCAGAGCGCCTCCAGCGCCAGGCCAATTTCCTGTCCAACCCCGAACCCCACGGCATTGACCGTTTCGCCTACTTGGCGGACCTCAAAGAAGTCATTGAAGTGGGTCGGAGCATGAAGAAGTGCGCGACCAAGAAAGACGAGAAGCTCATCATTGGTCGCATGCTCTCCAGTCTGGAGCTAACGCACGATCTCGAAGTGACGAAGCGCTCAGCCCAGAAGGACCGCAAGACACCGCTGTGTATGCTGCTATTTGGTGGTTCGGGCATTGGTAAATCCACGCTTCAGAACATCATCTTCCAGCACTATGGTAAGGTGCGCAAACTTAACACTCGACCTGAGTTCCGCTACGTGCGTAACCCGACTGAGGAGTTTTGGTCGTGCATGAACTCGACGCAGTGGTGCATCATTATGGACGACATCGCGTTCCAGGCAGCCCAGCTGGGAGTTATGGACCCCTCTTTGGCGGAACTTCTTTGTGTCGCCAATAATGTGCCCTTCGTACCAGCTCAAGCTGATTTGGCCGACAAAGGGCGGACTCCGGTCCGTGCTGAGTTGGTCATTGGATCGACGAACACCGAGCATCTCAACCTGAGTGCGTACTTCAGTTGCCCATTAGCAGTCCAGCGCCGCTTTCCTTGGGTGATCGATGTCAAGGTGAAGCCTGAGTACCAGAGTGCTGACCGTCCAGGTATGCTTGACAGCTCGCGTGTGCCCGTAACCCCTGAAGGCGAGTATCCCGACCTATGGCACTTCACTATTAAACGTGTGGAGCCTGCTGGAGAGGAGCGTAACCACCAGCGTGGGCGTACGGTTGTCGACGCTGAGTTTACAACCATGCGCGAGTTTATTGCTTGGTTCAATGGTGTGATTGAAAACCATAACACCATCCAAGACAAGATCCTGGCGGGGAACGACCGCACCCATGCCACCAAGGTATGCGAACGGTGCAGTAACCCGGTCAATTGGTGCACGTGCCTAGCAACGCAATCACTTGAAGACGAGGAACCAGACCTCTTCGGAGAGCGCGAGGCTTCGTTCTTGACACAACGGGCTGCATATCTCGACACACTTGCGCAGGAGCAACCAGCTACTCACTTACGAGCTGAGACTCACAGCACGCGGTGGGCGGCCGCATGGTACTACTTCCTATACAGGTGGGTCTATTCCACTTGGCTGGACGTAATTGTGGCTTTCTTCTTTGGACCCATGTGGTTCTGGAGTATGATTGCCCATAGCCCGCACAGATGGCAGTTAGCTCGCGTAGCTCTGCGTGCATCTGGAGCGCGTGCCCGCCACCGCATGGCTGTGGGTAAGAGCGCAGCAGTGATGGCTATGACCGCGACGGCTGTCGTGGGACTCATGGCATTGTACAAGGTTCACAAGAATACGTTCAGATCGCTTGTCGTGCAGGGCAATACGGGAGGACGACCTCCGGTGCCCGACGCCAACCCAACGCCACGTCCATCGTATCAGGACCCCTACCCGTTCAGCAACACTGACCTGTCAGCGTCTACGCTGTGCTCGAAGGGGAACGATGGCGTCACTTTAAAGGAGAACATCCGTCGTGCACTATGCGTGTTCACCACTCGTCATGAGGGGAAGACGCGCGTAGTTACGGCCTTGAATATCCGAGGCGCGGTTTATGTGTGCAACGCGCACGGCGTGCCGCCCAAGACGCCCTTTATGCTGGACGTAGTCACCCAGAAACGTACTGGCATTTCTACCAATGTAACAGGCATTAAGGTGACCGAGACTATGGTGGACTATTGGGGCGAGCAAGATCTGATCTTCATTCGCCTTGACTGCTTACCCCCTGGCACAAATCTGGCTGACTGGATGCCCGCACCTGCGTATACAGGCCGCCTAGATGGGGTCTACATGGGCCGGTCCCGTGATGGCACTCTCTGGGAGAAGCCGGTTCGCAACTTGCACCCAGCTGTTGAGACCTGGAAGAGCCACGATGAGACCGTGACCGCTAATATGTGGGCTGGTACCGTCGATGAGCCTACTGAGCTTGGTGATTGTGGCTCCGTGCTACTCTCTCATACCCCAGCGGGTTGGGCGATTTTGGGTCTCCACACCTTGGGGCGCGGTAGCCAAGTGAGAGCCGTGGCCCTGGATTGCTCAGTTGACGCCCGCACGCGATCACTGCAGCTGCATGAAGTCAGCCGTGGTCGAGTTGAAGTTTCCGCTCCCTCGGTGCAACGTAACCTCACTGATCTCGCAGCGCAAAGTGTGACACGCGATTGCCCAGGAGTGGCGAACGTGATTGGTTCCTTTGCTGGGGAATTCCGGCAGCGGTCTCGATCGAATGTAGCACCCACACTCCTAGCCGGAGCACTCTCTGCGAAACTTGGCTTCGAGCAGACGCGCACCCGCCCAAACATGGGTCGGCTCCCCTGGAGCTTGGCCCTTAAAGACATGGTGCGCCCCGTGTTGGGGCTCGATTCCGACATCCTGGACTGTGCGCTAGACGACTTCAAACGAGGCACGCGCGTTGCAGACTACTCCGCGGTGCACGTCTACGACCTGCATACCGCGATAAACGGCTGCCCGGGCCTGGAGTATTGCGATAAGTTGAACCGCAAGTCGAGCGCAGGTGCCCCCTACAAGCGCTCCAAGACGAACTACATGTACTTCATTGACCCTGAAGCGTCCACAGATATGTGGGTTGACAAGGAGATTGAAGACACGGTGGAGAGTATGATCGCAACGTACGTTAAGGGGGAGCGTGTGCACGCTATTTTCTGCGGACACCTGAAGGATGAGCCCGTCACTTTTGCTAAGGCAGAAGCGGGTAAAACCAGGGTATTTACGGCAGCGGGTATGGCGCACACACTTGTGACACGCATGTACTTGCTACCTGTGATCGTCTTCATCCAGAAGCGACGCTACACCTTTGAGACGGGTGTTGGTGTCGTGGCCCAGAGCCTCGAGTGGCAGGAGATGTACCAGTACCTTACGCACTATGGGGGGGAACGGATGGTCGCCGGCGACTACGCGAAGTTTGACAAGCGCATGCCAGCTAGCGTCATTCTGGCCACCTTTGACATCATGCTCGACATATGTGAACGTGGGGGCTACTCGAGCGATGAGCTGGCGGTGGTGCGAGGAATTGCCTATGACACGGCGTTCCCCACTGTCGATTTCAACGGCGACCTGATCGAGTTCTTTGGGAGCAATCCCTCTGGACACGCGCTTACGGTCATCGTCAATAGCTTGGCGAACTCCTTGTACATGCGCTACACGTTCCTTTCGTTGCGCCCGCCTCACTGTCTGCGCGACTTCAAACATGTGGTGCGCCTCATGACCTATGGTGACGACAACGCCATGGGGGTCCGCGACGGGTACGAGTGGTTCAACCATACGGCCATCCAAGGGGTTTTAGCTGAAGTGGGTATCGAATACACCATGGCTGACAAGGAGGCCCAGTCAATCCCCTACATCTCAATAGCCGATGTTTCGTTCCTCAAGCGAACTTGGCGTTGGGATCCCCAACTGCGTGCACACGTAGCTCCCCTCGCGGAGGACTCCATAGCTAAGATGCTGATGGTATGCGTGCAGAAGAAGAACATCTCGCCTACGTGCCACGCCCTGCAGATCATTGCGACTGCTGTGCGTGAGTATTTTTTCTACGGACAGGAGAAATTTACGGAGATGAGTGAGGTCTTCAAGGAGATCGTCCACGAGGAAGGATTAGATGTTTACGTCGAAACTACCACGTTTCCAACTTGGGGGGAGTTGGTCCTTGACTTTGAGGAGCGTTCAAAGCACGTTTCGTGCAAGCGCACCCTGAAGTAAAATACCCCCCGACCTACATGTCGTAAAACTGTATTCGCCTGGGGAGGCATTAGAATACCTGTTTGGGGCGGGCCAGCCACCCACCCATCCTATACCTGGCACCTACCATCTTATTTGAGGAGCCCGACTGCAGAATCGGGCAAAGTTGCGGGGGCGTACTAGAACGCCCCCCTGGTGGCCCTCCAGATGAGGGTCTATGGCAAGTGCAGGCCGACGTCTCCGTGACTGAAGCGCCGCAAGCTAGCCATATACAACGTGAAACAGTGGCTTTCCACGACGAATCCGCTGGTATGCATGCGGGCCTGAACATCGATTTGGACCCCATGACGTCCTCGGACCAGACGCGGAATATTGACTTCGTGAAGTTCCTTTCGCGCCCAGTGCGCATTGGTTCCTACACGTGGAATGAGACGGATGCGATTGGCACATCGCATACCTTCAACCCTTGGAACTTGTATTTTACAGATCCGAGGGTACAGTACAAGCTGAACAACTTCGCCTTTATTCAGTGCAAGCTCAAAGTGAAAGTGCTCATCAACGCTTCTCCCTTCTATTACGGGTCTACGCTAATGAGTTACCAACCCCTGCCCACACTCACCCCCTCGACCATCCAGAATGATTCCGGCACGCGGTACTTCATACCGTACTCGCAACGCCCACACATATGGATTTACCCTCAAGGTAACGAGGCAGGTGAGATGACCTTGCCTTTCTTCTGGAACAAGAATTGGATAAACGCGCAATCTGCATCTGAGATGACCCAGCAGGGTCAGCTCACCTTCCTGAACTACACCACACTGCAGAGTGCTAATGGTGCATCAGGAGCAGGCGTCACTGTTTCGATATACGCCTGGGCAGAAGATGTGAAGCTGTCAGGCCCGTCCGCGGGCCTGGCGACGCAATCTCTCGAACTACAGAGCGATGAGTACGGCGACGGGGCTGTATCCGGACCGGCATCTGCTATTGCAGCAGGAGCCACATGGTTTGAAAATATCCCCATCATCGGCAGATTCGCTACGGCGACCCGAATTGGAGCGTCTGCGGTGTCGTCCATAGCCAGGATGTTCGGTTTTACCAACGTCCCGGTCATTGCTGATACGATGCCCTACCGCCCCTCTCCGTTCCCGTCTATGGCTTCGACAGAAATTGGCTTCCCGAATGAAAAATTGACGCTCGACCCAAAGAACGAGCTCTCCATCGACCCCGCGATCGTTGGATTGGATTCGAAAGACGAAATGGTCATATCGCACTTGGTGCAGCGCGAGTCTTATCTCACCACTACAACGTGGGCCACCTCAGCGACCCCTGACACAATCCTCTTCTCGTCCAACGTCAACCCCATGCTTTTCGACAACGATGCCGGGACTCAATCCAAGCTGTACATGACACCCATGGCTTGGATCTCGGCACTATTCGAACATTGGCGTGGGGACATCATTTTCAGGTTCAAGGTGGTGTGCTCGCCCTTCCACAAGGGGCGTTTGCGCATCTCCTTTGATCCTTCGGGATATGCCTCAGAGAACATCTACTCCGACGCAAACACGAACAACGTCGTCTTCACCTCCATCGTGGATTTGGGGGACGATGCTGATGTCGAGTTTCGCGTGCCCTACCAGCAGGCCTTGGCTTTCTTGATTACCCGTAACAACTATGGGTCGTCTGGTATCCAGTGGTCTACCAGCACTTCGCCGACATTCGCGTATAGCCCAGTCTACGACAACGGGTCTATCACGCTTCGTGTGCTTACAAGTTTAACAGCACCAATTGCTTCGTCGAGTGTTTCGGTCCTGGTTTTTGCGCGTGCTGCTGAGAACTTCGAGTTGGCTAACCCTCGTTCTGTCCCTAACTACTCCACCTTCCAAGTGCAGGCGGACTGCTATACAGAATCAGATTACACCACCACGCAGGTGATCGGCACCGGCACTAACAATCCGCTACCCGAGCGCTACCTCGTCAACTTCGGCGAGTGTGTGCGCTCGCTGAGGCAGCTGATGCGCCGCACGACGCTCGTAGGGGTCAATACGACAACGACTGATACCACTGATGATTACACCATCATTCAGTATCGTTTTCTAAAGATCCCTCCTGCCTACGGTTATGATCCGCATGGGCTCCATTCTGCCAAGGGGTTGGTGGTGACGGGGAGCAATTTCCCGTTTAACTACACAAACACAACCCCCATGGCGTGGATCCTCCCTGCATTCATCGCTTACCGCGGCTCAACCACCTGGACATTCAACGTCGAGGGCCCCACTGCCTATGGGCATGTGCGGGTCTGGCGTAGTAACCAGAGTGGGGCAGACTCAGGTTTCACTGTCACTTCGGCAGCTAAAGGAACTAACTCGGCCAATGCAGCCTTCTTCCTGAACAATTGTGACTCGGGTGCTGCGGGACAGTCCCTCACCAACCAGTTAACAAATGCCGGGATTTCGGTAGGTTGTCCTAACTACGGCAACCATCGCTTTCAAAGCACTTCACCAGGTGCTGCAACGCATCCTCCAGCTACAGATGATAGTCAATTCGACGAATTCGTCTTGGAGGTAGTTGCCGATGCAGTGACAGGGGTGGCGAACAAAGGCCTGCGCATATGGGCGTACAATGGCATTGGTGTGGACTTCGGTCTTCACTTCTTCCTAAACGTACCTACTGTGTGGATCTACTCTGTCGTCCCTACTGCTAATTAAGCGATACAAGAACAGCTAGCTACCGCTGTATAGAAACAGTAGCCACCCTTCTATAACACGAAGTAAAACTGTAAACTCTCGCGCGAGTATAAAGCGCACACGAAAACAGTTAAAACTGCGACCGACCCCCGAGGGATGTTCTTCCAAGGGATCAGATGTCATAGCAGGCCCGTACGGTGGGAACTGTCTGGTTTATAACCAGTTGCTAAAACCGCGAGCCCACTAGGCACTACATTCTTCTGAAGTTTTTCCCAGGGCGCTCGCGCACCCTGGGGCCCATTAAGTTGGGTTCTTTTAGCGGAAGACTGTAACCTTTTAAGGTGCTTGCGAGTAGAATCGTAAAG